GCTAGCTGTGTGCGCTTTCAAAACCATATTGTAACCTTTTAAGCACAGCGCTACGAGGTCAGGGAGCGATATAGGATGCTGTGACAAGATTATGCCATCATCTCCTCCTATACATATTCTAAATGTGTTCTGCTCTAAGCCCATTTTTCGTAGCACGGAATAAATAACCAACATCATACAAAGTGTGTTGCCGACAGTGGTGTTAGGAACACCGCTTGAACGACATATTATTTTGGGTACGTAGATGTTGTTTGGAACGTTGACCAACCTCATACTCTTTTGTGCACGGACGAAAGACACTACTCTATCATCCGCACCCAATAAACTATACAGTTCACATTCATGTTCAACTAGGAAAGGCATTACATGACCATCGCAGCGTGAAAAGTCGAAATCGTAATAGTAGGTGAACGATTTGTGGTTTTCATATATAAACTTGGCGTGTTCATGTGAGGTGTGACCAGGTGCATAGTACAATTCATTGAATGTTTTGGGGCAGCACAAATATTTTGTTAAGTACTTGGAGAGTAGGTGAGTGTAAGGGCCAACATTTACTAACATGGATAAGTCGGAATCGATAATCACGCGGGGATCAGCGGTTATTTTGTCAATGACCAGTTCAGACTTTTGATTCACGTTGCCTTTGGCAGACTGTGATGGGGTAGCTCGATTAACGTCATTTTCAGCCGCCCTTGTTTTTATTTTAATTAGTCTTGCTGGTGTCCAGTTTCCGCGACCGAACCATACGTCCATGTTAGGAATAATTTGTTTTGGTACGTGCTCGGCACTAAATTCGGTCATTTTGGCGTAGAATTCGGCACGTAGATGTGACATTGAGTTGTATACATCGACGTCTCGTAGGTCAGGAAATGACAGACGTGTGATGATGCCACGAATTAGGTTATGTACACACATTCGTCTGATGCAGGGCACGTACGACAAAGTGCCTACACCAACTAACGATGCTCGAGAACGCGCTCTGCAAGCGGGCAGTGATTTCGGTATTTTGATAAAATCAGGGGCTGGGAATACTGGCGTATCTAACCAATCGCAGTAGTCGTATAGCCTAATTTCGTTCTGAAATGTGACAAGCGTCCGAACGTGTGTGGCTGATAACTTAGGCCAATTTGCCCAGTGTGCAGTGTTATAAAACACATGTGTGTTCAGGTTTATGCGAAATAAACAATCAAGAACATATGTTATCAGCGAATAGAGTTGTTGTAAAGATTCCATTACCACATGGGAGGTCCGTGTGTCGGCACCAAGAGTGACACCAAGAATACTTGGCGTTAATTTTGTTGTGACCAGGACTGCTGGTTTAATCACGAAAAGGTTAATAGCGGTCATAAATATACGAGGGATTCCGCTCAAACCGTGGTAATAGTTATATAAAGCTGAGGCTAAGAGGGGCGGTGTGATAGTGATGGGTACAGCATAACGGTACAACACTGAGCGGTTAGACCAAGCAAGGCGTGCGTAATGCTGAAGTGCTGGTGGCACAAAATGACGTAGAAACTTATCCACGGGATCGTAGATTCGATAAGTTGCATACTTGCATGCTTTCTCGACAATCACGTCATAACTGGTGGGAAGACTATCAATGGTATTCAGGATTGCGCTACTGCGCTTCAACATTACAGCAGCGATTACACGGTCATTAAACATAGCGGCGTCATGATCGGTTATCTTGCTCACCTTACATTCGCTGTGATAACGCGACTGCAGTGCTTGTTGCAACGACGCGTTCACAGGTCCATTGATTTGTAGTAGCCTATCTATCACTCCTACAAAAATTGGTGGAATCATTGGTTCAGTTGGTTGGGTGGTAGGGGCTATGGCAAGTTTCTTAACTAGTTTTATTTCGTATACTCTGAGATCAAGCGCATTGGTGATCAAGCTAGAAACTAAGGTGCCACGGCTGGTGTTGGTTAGTGGTTTCACGTAGAAGCCGTCACGTGAGTGGTATATTCGGTCATTGCCTTGGGCATTGACACAATAATAACCGTCCGTCATCGATTCCTTGACGACCATTTCACCCATCATCATGTTGCCAACATGGTGTGGGTGGACTATTGCGTAGTGGACGGGGGAAACCTGTCTAGAAAGGGCTATTGCGAGCTCTTCAGGTTCAACATTATACAATGAGTGAACACTGAATGACTGATAGACTTTGCTCAATAAAGGGCAGTCTGCAAACTCACATAGGCACTTAAGATTATTTGCATTGCCGCTAGCGATATCGTAGTCAACGCGGGGAGGATGAATACAGTGTACATGGCGAACTCCAAGTCGTTCGTAGAACTTCTGGGTACCGAACAAGTCAGCTATAATTAATCCTTTCATCTCGTTGTCGACAGCGACATAGCTTTGTGCGATCTTATCCATAATCATTGTGACCGACACGCATCGAAGGGTGTCACACATAGGGTGGTCACGTGCACGAAGTTTGTCTTTCTTAGTAGGTTGACTAACAGGGTAGGCGTTTTGGGACAGGAGTGCATCCACTTTGGTTTTCTCCATCTTTAATGCTATAACTGTGGGGTCAAAGTTCCTCGAGTCTTTAGGTACGTAGACAAAACTTTGCTCATCCAAATGGTGTAAGACCCCTCTGTGTGGCTTACTCCAAGACAGTTGGGGATACAAATCCAGTATGGCGTGGCAATTATCGTCTGAGCGGGTTAAAAGTTGTTCGAGTGGCATTGAATTGAGTTACAGCAAACAAAACTATCGAGTTTATG